ATTAGAGTTAGCTAATGCAGTGCCCCAAATGTCGTTCATTGAGTTAGAATGCATAATCCATGCGGTTATAGAGGACTGTCTATCGCACACAATACACATGTAACTCCACAAAGGAACTAAAATTATGTCTTTAGGTAATTTTCAAGTATTTAACGATTTCGCGTACAAGGCTTTTGCCGTAACGCTACAACAACAGGTTCAACTTTTTAACGCTGCATCTCGCGGTGCAATTACAATGTCAACAGAGGCATTTGCTGGCGACCACAATCAAAAGGCTGCGTTTGAAAATCTCGCGTCTTTAATTGGTAACCGCGACCCATCAGCTACTGGAGCTGCTGCAACTCATGCATTAGCAGAGCTTTTACAAATCGACGTTAAGGTCGGTTACGGTTCGCCAAACATTGAGTTTACTAACACATCATTCGATTGGACAAGTCGAGACCCATCAGAAGCTGGTACGTTATTTGGTAACGCAGTTGCAGAAGGTTCGATGGCTTACATGCTAAACAGTTTGCTGTTATCTGCTGTAGCCGCTATTGACGATGCTGATTTGACCTTTGACGGTACTGCTGCTGTAGCTTCATTGCCTAGCCTTAATTCTGGCGCTGCTTTATTTGGCGATAGACAGTCATCTATAACCGCATGGATTATGCATTCTAAATCAATGAACGACATTTGGGGCACTGCATTAGCTAACTCTAATCGCTTGTTCGAGTTCGGAACTGTTGCGATTGTTGCTGACCCATTCGGTCGCCCTTTGATTATGACTGATTCGGATGCTTTGCATTTTGATAACACTGGCACCGAAAACTATCATCAACTAGGCTTGGTTGCTGGCGGTCTAGCTGCACAAGACCAAGGTGATATGCGAATCTATGAAGATTTAGACTTAAGCGAAACAAACGCTAAGCGCATAATGAAGGTAGAGGGTTCTTTCGGTGTTGGCATTAAAGGTTATACTTTTAATCCTGCTGTTGTTCAGCCTGACGATGCGGCGCTAGCTCTAGTTACTAACTGGACTCGCGTAGCAAGCCTAGGTCATAAAGATTGCGCTGGTGTAGTGGTAACAACTTTATAGGTGATACATGAAAGCTATTATTAAAGATTCTTTTAGTAAGGCCGAAGTGTCGAGCGGTGACTTACTTGTAACCCCAAAAAGCTTTAAGTATGTAAAGGGGTGGCAAGACGTTGAGGTTAGCGGAATTAAATACTATGTAGATAAAGCCGTTAAGCTAGGCGCTAAAAAGCCTAAAAAGAAGAAATCAGAAAGCTAAATAAAAGCCTCCTAACGGGGGCTTTTTTATGCCAGCGCACTTTATATTAGTTTGCATAAATCCCGCAATGTCGTATAATGGGTTTTTTGGATTAATAGGTTAAGGTGTTTATGCTGAGTTCGAATGATGTAATACAAACAAAATCTAACGGTGTACTTAAGGTTATTAAGTACACCAGCGCTAGCAGCGTGACCGTTAAGTTCTTGGATACTGGATATATAACAACGGCACAAGCTAATGCCGTGGAGCAAGGTGCGGTTAAAGACAAGTTAAGGCCATCTGTTCATTCGGTAGGGTTTATCGGTGAGGGTAAGTATAATTCTCTATTCAGGGCTTATCATATATGGGCTAAAATGCTATCTAGATGTTACAGCGATAAGACTCAGGAAATGTACCCTACATATAAGGGGTGCACAGTAGATCGGTCATGGCATGACTTCCAAGTGTTCGCTGAATGGTTTGATTTGAATTACAGTGAAGGTGCTGAGCTTGATAAGGATATAAAGGTTGATGGTAATAAAATATATTCACCCAAAACATGCTTACTTGTTAGTCATAAAGAAAATGTGATCAAGGCAAGAGCAAAGAGGTACAAAGTTACCACGCCGATAGGTGACTCGATAGAAGTTTACAATCTAGCGAAATACTGTAGGGATAATAAACTGCATCAAGGGCATATGGTTGCGGTAAGTAAAGGTAAAAGAAATACACATAAGGGATACAAGGTTGAATCATTACCATAAAATATCTAGGCGATGCATTAACCAGTAATATAATGCTATACTTACCGCATCAGTTGAGGGACTGATAGCCTAGCTAGGCACCTACTAACTCCCTCGAAAACTCCCTCGTTTTTATAGCCTCCCTCGACACATTAGAGGGATTAGCTATGCGCCCAATGAATGAAATTCTTGCCGATATAGTTTTAGCTGTAGGCGGCACCGTAACAGACCCAAATAACAGAAACCAACTTTTAGCCGACTGGCTATTAGCTATATAAATCCCTCATAACTCCCTCGTAACTACTCAGGAGAAATTGAATGGGTATTAGAAACGAATTATTAGAAGATATACTAACAGCAACGACTGGCGGATCAGTGCCAGCAAATAACCTTTCTGGCGGCATATTTGATTACAACGATGCAGCCACAGCGATAACGCCAATAACAGTAACGGGAGGCGGTGGCTTTGTTGACTTAACCAATGACGAGCTAGGCGCGTTTACTAATAAGCTGTTCCCGCCACCGGCGATATCTGACGTTTGGGACGCTACAGGTAATGTGTTTGATTTCACTGAGCTAACGCTAGGCGATATGGTAGACATTCGACTAGACGTCACTATAACAACCGCCTCCGTAAATACAGAGATAGAGATAGACCTAAACTTAGGTGAGGGCGGCTCTCCTTACGATATAGCGTGGTTGAACCCTGTTGTGTTTAAGGATTCCGAAGCGCATCATGTTGTGGTGTATAGCGGTATCTACATGGGTGACACTAACACGCTCGATAATCCTGCTAAGTTTCGTATAATGGCAGATAAAACATGCACTGTCGTAGTCAACGGTTGGTACTGCAAGGTTATATGTAGAGCCCCATAGCCAGTGATTTAGTCGGGAGTGATAACGATGAGTATTAGAAATGAACTACTCGAAGATATATTGAGCGCCACAACTGGAGGCTCCTTTGACCCAACAACAGACATAAGCATAGAAAGGCTTTTTGATGGCGATAGCGCTTTAGCAACGCAAAACCCAACAGGACTAGGAACGGCAAACGCAATACAGATAAGTTTTGGAGCTGCTTTCGGTACGGGTGCATCACCAATTCAGTTGCTAGCTGACGGTACGCTTAGGGCTAACGTAGCGGGAACCTACAGGCTAAAGGTTTCTGTACAGTTTGGGAGAACGGGATCGCCCGGCACATCTTTTTTGCTATTTAGAGTCGTGTCAACAGGTATTCAGCTTGGTAGAACGGTTTCGACGAAGATAGATAGTGTTGATCAAGTGTCTTATTTTGAAAATGACACTTGGCTAACTGTTGGCGCTGGTGCTGAGTTTGCCTTTGAAATTATGCGAGATTCGTCGGGGCATAATAGCGGTGGGTTAGTTGGTTTTGTACCTACTGTTGATGGAGGCAATGAATGGAACGACGCGCCGAGCGCATCAGTTAGAGTTGAAAGATGGATACAAACACCATAAACAAAAGGATAAATCATGGCATTATTTACAGTAAATAGACCGCTAGATAGCGGAGAAACAGACCTAACGGTTAATATTCTTGATTTAAACGCAGCCCCACACGCGTTAGCATTCAAGAGTACGCGCCAAACATTAACCATTGAGAATAACGAAGTAGGCGCTATTACGGTTAACTTATTGGGTGACGGGCAAACGTCTATAAATTGTCCCGGTTATGGGGCTATTGACGTGTCGGGCGGCAAGGACTTTGTTGTTGCTGCTGGCGCTACGGTGGTAGTAAACACTAACGTAATTAGCGGCTACCTTGGTGCTAACGGTAATAACGTTGTCGTTGCTGTTACTGGCTCGACGGGAGCATCATTATCATTCGCTTGGCTGAGTGAGTGGTAGAGTATTAGCCCCGTTAATTCGGGGCTTTTTATTTAACCTTTCAACGGTGCTATACTATCTAAAATAATCAAATAGGGCGCATCATGGCTTTAACAATCGAAGACGGCACAGTAGTAGCAGCCGCAGATTCATATCAATCATTAGTAACAGCTAGAGCTGACGCAGCCAATAGAGGCTTAACGCTTAACGCCGATGATACGACAGCGGAGCAGCAATTAAGACAGGCTTATTACTTTCTAACTAATATCTACGAACCTAGAATACAGGGCTTTCGCGTATCTCCTGACCAAACGAGCATGTTGCCACGCACAGGAATGGTAGCGCACAACTTTACTATTGCCTCCGACTCTATCCCGCAGTCTTTCTTGTTCGCACAGAATAACATTGCTGCAAGCGTTGAAGGTGGTGCAGACTTAAGCGCAATCAAGACAGATGCAGACTTAGCAAGCTTTGACGTTAAAGGCGTTTACAGTGAGTCGTATCAAGACGGCAGCGCAACGCCTACCCTGCCATTAATGCCAGCCGTATCTGATTTCATAAAGCCTTACACTAAAACGGGCATAGGCAGCGGATTAAATAGAGAGGAATTCGGCTATGTCGGCTAGTAATATACAGGCCAAGATACGAAAAGGATTAGCTAAGGCGATCAATAAAACTGGCTCATCTTCTAGTGACTTAGTATTCGTTGAAAAGATTACTTTAGCTGGTGGTAATTCACCGTTAAACCCTGCAATAAGAACACCTACCAATGTGTTGTTGGTTGATGCAGTATTTAGTAGTTACGACCAATCACTAATTGACGATGTTATTCAGGTTGGTGATAGGCGATTAGTTTCTAATGGCGATGTAGTTATTGACCGTGGCGAAGTTATCATAGAAGGTAACACTAGATACACTGTAATTGCGGTAGACGTTAAAGCGCCAACTTCTGATGTGCTAGCTTATATATCACAGGTAAGGGTGCAGTAATGCCATTACACGGACTGGATAACGTCAAAAAGGCTATGCGCAAAAACAAACGCGAAGCCAATAAGATAATTAAAGGCGTATATCTAGCTGGGTTAACCGATATAGTTTCAGGAACACCAGCCGATAAAGGTAGGGCTAGAAATAATTGGTTCTTAACCGTCGGTCAGCCATTCGGATTATCAACTAGTGGTAGGCCAGACAATAAAACTGGCGCTTGGTCAATGATTAGCATGGCCTCAATGCCAAAGAATGTACTAAACAAAAAGATATTCTTTACTAATAACTTGTCTTACATTGAAACCCTAGAGTATGGCGGCTTCCCTATTCCCGTTGAGAAAGGCTCTTACATTAAAAGAAGTAAAAGCTTTGAGAAGTTATCGTCGGGCGGGTTCAGCAAGCAAGCGCCGGGCGGCTGGGTTAGAAAAACACTAATACTAATGCAGAATAAAATAAGGTCACTATGAGTATATTAGATACTAAGAAAGCGCTCATACAGCAGCTATTAACAGTTACATCAACCATATTTGATAGTGACGATATAGCTTATGAGAACGCAAACTTTAAGCCAGAAAATAAAGACGCTTTTATTCAGCCTTTCTTTATTCCCGCATCAACAGATATGATGGGCAAGACGCAAGATTCAGGCGATGAGCAGCGAGGAATATTTCAGGTTAGCGTATTTGTTAAGCTTAATTCAGGCAATTACGATAACGATCAACTACAGATTGTTGACGATGTTTTGTCAGCATTTAAATATAACACCTCAATGGTGTATAATAATCAGCAAGTCGATGTGTTAAGCTCAACGGTTAATACTGGCACTTCTAACAACGCTTATTTTAAGCGTGATATTAGCATTAACTATTTAACTTTTTCACAAAGGATATAAATTATGAGCGGCGAAATTAACGGCACAAATGTAATCATACAGAACGGCACAGGCGACATTGTAGGCCAAATGTCTATGACCCTAACCTATAACGGCACACCTATCGACATTAGTAATAAGTCTAATAACGACTTTGTTACTTTACTGGACGGCGAGCTAGCAGGTAAGCAGGTGCAGTTTTCTGGTGACTTGGTTTACAACGACGACACTCAATACCGAAAGGTACGAGCTGACGCTATTGCAGGCACGCAAGATACGTACACAATCACATATACATCATCAGCAACTACAGACGAAGCATTTGTGGCTCTAATGGTTCCTAATGGCTTGAGTGATGCAATTCCGCATGGCGATAAGATATCAACTACAATGACATTCTTATCATCTGGCGCTATCACTCATACACCTGCTGTAACGTAATGGATTTAGTTTTATGTTACAAATCGTACCCGGCTAAAATGTCGCTGGGTGCGATGAAGAATTTTAAAGACGAAACAGGGCTTGATTTGTGGTGTACGCTACTGCAATTCATTGAATGCTTTGGCTTGTCTGATGGTGAGTCAACAGTTACTAGGCTTAGGAAGCTACAGCAAATTGTAGACTTTCACACGGCAGCTAAGTTAATTCATAGCCTCGTTAAGTCTGAGTCTAGCGGCATACCATTATGCGAGATTGAAGACGCAATGTATCGCTGCGGCTGGATGCCTAATGACAACGACCAAACAAACCCGTGGCCTCTGATAATTGTTTCTATAGCTCACAAGATAGATAAGCAATTTACAGATTCAACACCTAAAAAAAAAGCGGATACCTCGGAAGCTCAAGCAAAAACCTAGAACCCTTCATTATTTTTTCTTCGTTGCTTGCGTTGTCTTTTGATTGCTTATCCTTTAGTTTTGCTAGCTTGTCCTCATCCTTTTTTATCTTACTTTTTTCTTTTAGAACCTTAGCGTCGGCGGTGTCTTGTATTTTCTGAATGTTATCTTTGTGTTGCTGCTCAAGCTTAACCTTAAGTTCGTTACGAGTTTCTATGTCCGTAACTTCGCGATCTAATATTTCTTTGTCTCGCTCGTACTTCTGTATTAATAATTCAGACTCATTGAGAAAGCTATCCTCTATCGCTTTAAGCTCTGCGCTTTTACCCTCACCAACTACTACGCCGCCCGTACCAGTAGCGCCTGATATTTTACCACCCTCTAATATTTGAGCGTCAGATATTCGTCTGGACTCTTCTATTTCCTTAATGACCGATAACTGCTTCTTAAGTTCTTCAAGCCTAATTGCTTCGGCTTCAAATTCCTTAGCCTGCATCTGCTCTCTGGTTGTTGGTGCAGCTAAAGGCCGTAGAGAGTTAGAGTTATTAGCAACTCAAGCCAAAACGTCAATCGATAACTTCAAAGCCCTATCATTCGCAACGTCCC